ATGCCAAACTTGACAAGACAAGACAAATATATGGAAAATATTATACAAATAATTCCAGTAAATGAAGAAATGGCTTTGCTGGTGAATGCTGTTCGTATTCTGAATAATTACAAGGCGCTTGGTTTTGTGAAACGAGAGGGGTTTGTGGAGTTAATTATGGACGCTGATCATTCGTATCATACTCGTGAAGGAATGAAAAAATTAGATAATTTTTGGGCAGGAAGGGTTAAAGATCCTGAACTAAATAAAGATTTAGAAAAGATTTATGATGGTTTAAAAACTTCATGATATAACCTGATTATGAAAATGGTTCTTATTCCAGAAAACGATTTAAATGTCTTGCGGGAGACGTTAGAAGTAGCTTTGAAGATAATTCAAGCTAGTGGTGTGGCTGGGAGTGTGAAAGCTTCCAGTATTGCACCAAAAGAAACTAAGCGAGATCGAGAGATTAAATATTCTGCGATGATCGATTCAAAAACTAGAGGAAGAAAACCTAACTACTTAAAAAAGCAAAATGGAAAATCAAATAGAAGTAACAGAGGCTGAGCAAGAAATAATTAATGAGATTGAGGTAAAGGATGCTGTGTTATGTAGTAATGCAATTCGTGTTTGTGATCCTGAATCTTATTTTGAAATGATTGAACAATGTAAAATATGTGGAAGATGTGTATAAGTGATCTTGATGCTGTTATTATGCTGCTTTTTGTGGCTATTGTATTTCTTCTATGGTTTTTGTTGAAAGCAGTGTTGGATTATAGAAATGAAAAAAGATTTCATTATGCGGTGTTTCCTGAATCTAAAATTAAAAAATCATTATGGAGGTAATTAAAATTTTAGGCTGGCTGATTCTAGGTTGTTTTGGCTTTGCTGTATTATTTGTGTTTTTGTGGTTTGTGATTGGGATGTCAATTTGTTTTTACAAAATCTATATCAAAAAACCGAAACCAAAATCAGACGAATTCGATAAATATCTTAACTAAATATAAAACATGGAAACATTACAAATCAACAAAAAAGATGCGATAAAAGCGCATGATGAAGCTGGACCAAAGTCTAAGCTGCTTCTTGAAAATTTGCTGGGAAAAGCGGTTTTTCTAAAATCAATTAAAGAACGAATCAAAAACTTTGATGATGTTCTTTCTGAATTAAAAATTAAAAGATCAGATTTTGATTTATCAAATCATGGTTTAGAATCTGATGAAGTTGCTTATAGAAAAGCGAAGCTTGTTGCAAAAGTATTTAATGAAGGTTGGATTCCTGATTGGGCTAATTCCAGTGAATACAAATATTTTCCATATTTCACAATGGGTTCTCCTTCGGGTGTCGGGTTTTCGTACAACTACTACGTTTACTGGGATACGCTTTCGGATGTCGGCTCCCGCCTTGCTTTTAAATCAAGTGATTTGGCTGAGTACGCTGGAAAACTTTTTGAAGAGGAAATTTACAAACCATTGTTCGTTTTAGAAGTAGCTTAATTATGGAAACAGTTCAAATTAATAAATCGGCAGCGGTAAAAGCGCACGATGAAGCAACACCGAAGCAGAAAACAATGCTTGAAAATCTTTTCGGAAAAAAAGTATTTGTGAAAAACATCAGAGAAAGAATTCAAACGATTCAGGATGTTTTTGAGTTGAATGATACCACTGAGGCTGATTTCTATAGAAAATGGAACGGATTTTCAGATCATGAGATAGGTCAGGCTTTAGAGGTTCTTATAGTTGCAGCATACAATGAAGGTAAATTACCTGATTGGACTAATAAAGGCGAGTATAAATACTTTGCGTATTTCAAGATGGGTTCTCCTTCGGGTGTCGGGTTTTCGTCCGACCACTACGTTGGCTGGACTTCGTCTTCGTTTGTCGGCTCCCGCCTTGTTTTCGTCGGTCCTGATGCAAAGCAAAATCTGCTTGATGCTGTGAAGAAATTTTTACCTGAGTATCAAAAATCAAGAACAACTTAAAAAAAAATATCATGAGTAAAGAAATCGCTACAATAGAACAAATTTTTGAAAGTGAAAATTTAGATGCAAATGCAATTGTTATTACTGGTATTCCTGAAAGACATATTGAAGCTGTAAAAGCGATCGCAAAGCTTTTTGTTGCCACGGACTATCACAACCCGACATTTAAGCCTGATTTCACTGATTATGATCAGTATAAATACTCAGCTTATGCCGAAATGGGTTCTCCTTCTGGTGTCGGGTTTTCGTACTGCGACTACGATTACTGGATTACGGATTCGGCTGTCGGCTCCCGCCTTGTTTCTGAATCCAGGGAAACTGCAAAAATGATTTTTGACGAGTACCAGGATTTGTACAAAGCATTCATGGTCTACGACAGGGAAGTGAAGTAAAAGAATAGGTTGTGCAGTGAGTTGCTGACAGTTCTCCTTCAGGTGTCAGGTTTTCGTACAACAACTACGATAACTGGAATACGAATTCGAATGTCAGCTCCCACCGAGCAAAGAAAATATTAAATCATTGCAAACCATGCCGGCATGGCAAAAAATCACAAATTTAAAAGGTTGTTGGTACTGTAAGGGAAAATGACCTCTTTAAGCAAGGCATGAAAAGAGTAAGTAATTTATACGATAAGATAATAAGCTTAGAAAATCTTAGAAAGGCTGATCAAGTTGCTCAAAAAGGTAAACAGAATCAATATGGCGTTGTGCTGCATAATCAGAATAAAGAAGCTAATATTTTAAAGCTTCATGAAATGTTAAAAAGCAAAACGTATAAAACTTCTGAATACCAAGTTTTTAAAGTTTACGAACCAAAAGAAAGGGATGTTTTTAAGCTTCCATATTTTCCTGACAGAATAATGCATCATGCAATAATGATACATCTTGAAAAAGTATTTGTATCTGTTTTTACAGCCGATACATACAGCTGTATCAAAGGAAAGGGGATTCACGCAGCGTCCAAGAAATTGAAGTTGACTTTAAAAGATGTTCCAGGTACTAAGTACTGTTTGAAATTAGATATTAAAAAGTTTTATCCGAGTGTGGATCATGATGTTTTGAAAATGCTTCTAAGAAGAAAAATAAAAGATCAGGATTTACTTTGGTTGTTAGATGAAATAATTGATAGTGCTGAGGGATTGCCGATTGGTAATTATTTGAGCCAGTATTTCGCTAATTACTTTTTGACTGGTTTTGATCACTGGATTAAAGAGAATAAAAGGGTAAAATATTACTTCAGATACGCAGATGATATTGTGATTCTGTCTGAAAGCAAAGTTTATCTGCATTCTCTTTTAGCGGAAATTAGATTGTATTTGAGTGACAATTTAAAGCTGACTGTAAAGGGTAATTACCAGGTGTTTCCTGTTAGTTGCAGAGGAATAGATTTTTTAGGTTATAGGTTTTATCATGAATGCGTACTGCTTAGGAAATCGATTAAAAAACGATTTGCAAAAGCGGTATCGAAAAAGAAAGATAGAAGTGTTTTAGCAGCTTATTGGGGCTGGGCAAAACATTGTAATTCAAAACACCTAATTAAAAAATTAATGCCTAATGAAAAATTTTAAAGATTTCGATATAACTCCTGTTATTGAAAATTTCGTTGGAGAAAAGATTAATACAGGTAAGATATTAGATAAAGAGATAGTCGTAAAAGGTTATAAAGTACAACCGTCAAAATTTGCTGATCGTGGTGACAGATTGGACCTTCAGATTCATTACAAGGATGAAGACAGAGTTGTCTTTACAAGTGGAAAATATTTGATTCAGACAATTAAAAAAGTGCCTGATGATGGTTTTCCTTTTAAAACGAAAATTATTAAGAATGGCGAACATTTGGAGTTTGCCTAAAATGTAGAGTTATGAAAATTTATCAAAATAATCATTTTATATAGATGCTTCTTTGGGAGCTGAATCCTAAAAAAAGAAATACTAATAATAAAGTAACTCTTTATTCGGATAATGAAATTGAAGCGGGTGATGTTATTATTAGTAATCCAGCTGATACAAATGTTTCGACTTACACAGTAACTGAGGTTTTGGAAAAACGACCAGCAAAGCTGAAAGGTAAAACGCACTATACTGTGCTTACTTCTTGGTGTTTTAATGGATTGCCATTTTTTAAAGGATTGAATCTTGAGGGAACAAGTAAATCGTTTCAAAAACAAATAAACGGCTTATAGAATGGAAACAACCGCTTTTAATTTAGAAAAAGCGCAAACAGTTGAGAAAGCAGTTTGCGAAGTATTTCAATGTGATATCTATGATATAGTGTGTCTTAGGGATACGTTCTTTAAAAAAGTGGTTGTTTATCTATTAGTTAAGATTTATGGAGTTAATAAGCGGAATATAGGGATAAAATATAAAATAGCTTATTTGTATGTGCCAACAGTGGTTTTAGAAATGGAGCATATGGAAAAAGTTGTTCCTGGATTTGCTGAAAAAATTAATAAAGTTTATGGATCAATCAATTGTGAAAAAGAAACGCATTGCGCCTAATTTGATAATACTGACTAAGGAGCAAGAAAACTTTATTCGTAGTAACTTTTTTAAACTTACGAATAGGCAGATCGCAAAGGCTATCGGATTAAATCTAACTACTACAAGAAAACACTGTTATAGTATGGGTTTTAAAAGAATGAATTTGGAGTACTGGGATGAAACGACGGTTCGATTTTTAAGATTGTATTATAGGAAAGTTGGGGATACTGAATTGGCTGAAGTTTTTACAAGACACTTTCCTAAAAGAAAAGGATGGACCAAAAAGCATATTGAGAAAAAGCGTAGATATTTATTCTTGAAACGATCTCCTCAAGAAATAAGTGATATAAAAAAGAGGAATACTGAATTAGGAAAATATGCGATGTGTGCTGTTAATATGTGGAAAACTCGTGGAGTGGCGGCGGTTGGTGATGTGAGAATTTGGGTTCATGGTGGTTGTGAAATGGCTTTTGTTAAAACTGAAAAAGGTTTTGTTCCAAGAAATCGATGGCTTTGGAAAAATGCTTATGGAGAGTTGAGTTCTACAGATGTTATTCGATCACTTCCAGGCGCACCGATTATTGCTGAATTACACCATTTGGAAAAAATAACTAATGCCGAGAACGGGATTCGCAACAAAGCTCTGCCTAGATCGATAATTAAGACATTGTTTAAAATTAAGGACAATGCTTTGGCTCAGCAAATTGCAGATGATTATCCTGAGATTGTAGAATTAAAAAAAAATATGTTGAATTTAAAAAATAAACTAAATGAATCCAATAGAAAAATTAACTGAATTGTTGACTGATAAAAGTTTCTCTCATAACAGTAAAGATTATTGTTTTCAAAGCTGTAAAAAGGTTAATGAAAATGTAATGATTTTGACAAATAAGGAAACATTGCAAATTCCCATAAGCAGTTTTGATAATTTTTATCAAAAAGTAAAAGATAATTGTGTTTTGGTGTCTGAGGTATTTCAAAAACCGTCGTTTATTCCTGAAAAACAAAATATTGTAAAATTTATCCCTGAAATGCCGAAAACATATCAAAAGTTAAATGACAGTTTTGATAAATTAATTGATGCGATTGATAGTGCAGGTGAAGATGATTTAAAACACTTAGAAGTTAAAGCTAAGATGTTGACATCAATGGCGCAGACCGCGATAGGAATGGAAAATAGCCGCATAGCTTTAGTAAAAATAATTCACGGAAAGTAAATAACTTAAAAATGGATCAGCCAAATTATTACGCTATCATTCCGGCTAATGTCCGTTATGATGAAAATTTAAAGCCTAATGCAAAATTGTTATACGGTGAACTGACTGCATTGTGTAATCGTGACGGATTTTGCTGGGCAGGAAACGATTATTTTGCTGATCTGTACAAAGTAGATCAAAAGACAATTTCGCGCTGGATTTCGCAGCTCGTTGAAGGTAATTATATTCAACTTGAAATATTCAAAAATGAAGGAAATAAGCGTAAGATTTTTTTATCAAATTCTAGTGTTAACCTAGTGACGAAAAAGTCACTACCTAGTGACAAAAAGATCACTAGGGTAGTGATAAAAAGATCACTACCTAGTGACAAAAAGATCACCTCTAATATAAGGATTAATAATACAATTAATAATACAGTGAATAGAGAAGAAAAAGCTCTCTCTTTTTTTCAAGAGAATTCACCTTCAGATTGGGAGATTTTTCAAATGAGATTTCGAAAAGAATTTGATCAAGCTGAATGGGAAAAATTTATTGAATTATTCAATTTGAAATCCGATGAAGAATCTTTGGAATACACAACAAAAAAAATTAATGCAAGGTTAACAAGGTTTGCGATTAATTATGTCGAGAACATGAAAAAACCAGTTAAGCAGTTGCAAAAAATAGAATCGGAAATTGTTCCTCCATCACGAAAAAGAATATCATAATGCAAACATCATCTAAAAGTTATAAAGCAGAGCCAGTTCAGCAAACTAAAATTATTTCGTTGGAAAAAGGGAAGTTGCCGCCTCAGGCAATAGAATTTGAGGAAGCGATTTTAGGAGCATTGATGATTGATACAAGGGCAATCGATGAACTTCTACAGGTTTTTAATAACCCTGAAGTATTTTATAAAGATTGTAACAAGTATGTATTTGAAGCTATTAAAATTTTATCTGAGACTTCTCAACCCATTGATTTGTTAACAGTCTCTAATCAATTGAGACAAAAAGGTTGTTTGGATTTAGCAGGTGGTGATTTTTATCTTATTGGATTGACGCAGAGGATTGCTTCATCAGCTCATATCGAGATTCATGCTAGAATTGTGCTTCAGAAATACATGAAGAGAAAAGCGATCCAGGTTGCTTCAGAAATTATAGAACTGGCTTATGATGATGATACTGATGTTTTTCATTTGTTTGATTACATGGATGTAGAGACTGCTAAAGTAAATGAGATAATTGAAAAAGGAAGATCTGAAATGACATACGCTGATGCTTTAAATGCGGCAGTTGAGCGCGTTCAAATGTTGACTGATAGTGATAATTGTTTGACGGGTGTTGATACAGGGTTTAAAAAGCTAAATAAGCATTTTGGAGGATGGCAGCCAACTGATTTTATTGTTGTTGGTGCGCGTCCTGGAATGGGAAAAACTGCTTTTGTTACTAATACAATGCTTGGTGCGGCTAAAGCTGGTGATTCTGTAGGTTTTATATCTCTTGAGATGAGTACTGAACAGCTTGCAACAAGAACTATTGCAAACGAAAGTAATTTTCATTTGAATCAGTTGACTAAGACTGGATTCGAAAAACCTGAGTATTTCAGTGGTTTACTTAGAAAGGTTAATGAGTTAAAAAGCTTACCAATATTCATTGATGATCGACCAGCTTTGACAATTGGTGAGATCAAAAGAAAAGCAAGGTTGTATAAACGTAAACACAACATTAAGCTTCTAATTGTGGATTACATTCAATTGGCTGGCAGTGATGGAAATGAAGATATTAGGGTCAGGGTAGGGAAGATATCAAATGGATTGAAAGCAATAGCAAAGGAACTAGGTATAACAGTTATTGGTTTGGCACAATTGTCAAGAGAGGTTGAAAAGACTGCGTATAAAAGACCTGCTCTTCATCATTTAAAAGAAAGTGGTGATATTGAACAGGATGCTGATGCTGTGTGTTTTATATACCGTCCAGCTTATTACGGTTTAGAAGTTGATCATGATGTTATTGATGATGACTGTAATACTGAGTTTATTGTTGCGAAGTATCGACATGGCGGCGTTGGGACTATTGGATTGCATTATGATGAAAACAAAACAAAGTTTACGGATAATGAAATTAAAGAAGAATTGAATGATTCGTATAGTTCTAATGTTATCGATATTCCTAAAGCAATGCCTAACGAAGCTTTTTATTCTATTGATGATGTAAGTGATGGTAATGATAGTAACGGAATAGATTTTTAATCATGGCGAATAAACCAAAAAAAGTAAAAAGAAGCTGGGTAAAGGAGAATGTTGCTTTCGATCGGGAGCGTACTAAAGAGGACTTTGATTACAATGGAAGGAAGTGGCGTAAGCTTCGGTTACTTCAGTTGAATACTTTTCCGTTGTGTTGTGATTGTGAAGCTGAAGATTTAGTTGTTGCTGCGACTGTTGCAGATCATGATACACAAGCAAAGGTTTTGATTGCTCGAGGTGATGATCCTTATGATATGAAGTGGTTAAAGTCAAGATGTAAAAAACATCACGATTCAAAATCAGGTAAAGAACGTCATCGAGGGGGTATGGGGTAAAATCTCGAGAGGTTGCACACAGCGTACATCGCTGTTTAGTCAGGATTTTACTCGACGTTAAAAAAGTGAGGGGGGGTCAAAATTAATAATAGTTAAGTTATGGGAAATCTAGGAGTTGTATCGATTGGACAAGGAAAAGACACTTTATTACAAGTGCCTACGCCGCCAAAATATTTAACTGATTCGGCTAAAAAACATTACAAATTCATGGGTAATATTTTGGCAAAAAACGATCGGTTGAAGGAAACTTATTTAAATGCTTTAGAAATTTATGCTGAAGCAATGGCTCAATTTCAATTTGCTTTGGAAGCTATTAAAACAAAAAACAAAGCCAAGTTTGGAACGGGTTATATTCAAACTTTTGCATCCGGTGCAAGTAATATTTCGACTGAGCTTACTTTGAGAAATGATGCTCAAGATACTTTGATGAAATGTTTTAAAATCTTTGGTCTTGATCCTAAATCTGACAAAGAATTAAAAGGTGCAGGCGATCCGGCACAAACTTCTCTTTTCGATGAATTAATGAAACTTAAAAAAGGCTAAAATCTAAAAATCAAAACTTATGAACTGGAAAGAATTAAAAGATTTCTGCAATAATTTGCCTGAATCAGAATTAGAAAAAAATGTGATGCTTTGGCGTGAAGATGAAGTAATTTCAGACATTTCAGCGCAGCAATTAAATGAAGATAATTATATCTATCCTCCAACTGTTGAAGATGGTTGTTTTCCTGAATCGGAAATGAAATCGCAAATAGAAATGAGTCCGTCTGATTATCCTAAAGGTGTTAGAAATTTTACCAAAATTTATGACAAAGGACATCCTGTTTTAGTTGAAAACTTCTAAAAATTAACCTATGGCACTAAAATCAAACAACCCAACAAACGCAAAGATAAATCAAAACTTTATCATCCGTGTTTTAGAAAATCCGAAGGAAAATCATGTTAAAAATACAAAATTAACATCGGCAAACAAGCTTTCGAACTATATAAAAGACGAAGAACTTAAAATAAAACTTTTTAAGAAGATATTATTCGGTGAAGCAGATAAATATGTGTTCAATATAAGAAATCGTCTTAGAATTGAAATTCAGTCAAAATAACTTTTAAATTAAAAAAATATGGCTTGTACAGATGGTTTGGATTTTTTAGAAAAAGAGCTTTTAAGTACTCTTGCTAAGTGTAGTATTTTTAGTTATTCTGAGATTAAACTTGTTTATGAAAAGGTAAAATCTATAGATAAAACGATAGCTGTTTTGAAATTATCGGCGTCAGGATTTACGTTGAAATATGCTATTTTAGAATTTCTCCAAAATGCCGAAATCAAAATAACTCCTTAATATCAATTTTCAGAGCGTGGCAAATTCTGAAAAGCGTACCAATGGAAGCTTTTACTTCACCTCGTTCAATACGTCCGATTACATTTCTCGGAACGTCAGATTCCAAAGAAAGATTTTCCTGAGATAAGTTTTTAGACAATCTAATCTCACGCAATTTTTCGCCAACGGACTGAATAAATATTTTTTCGCTTTCTATCACGAGATAAAATTGCGGTTAACTTTTAAAATAATCCGACACTTTAAAGTGTCATTTGTAGGCTTTTTGCCGATATTTAAAATAATTAAAGAAAAATCGACTGTAACAAAATGGAAATAACTCCCGAAATGAAGTCATCAATTCCTTTTCAATATGCTTATGATGTATTGAATGGAAAAATTGTAACTGGACAATATATAAAATTAGCAGCCCAGCTTTTTTTTACTTGGATCGAAACAGCAGATAAGGACGGTTATTTCTTGAATCATAGAGAAGGAATGTTTGCAATCAATTTTTATCCAATGTTTCTTGTGCATACAAAAGGTCCTTTAGGTAAATTAAAAAAACCTTTTGAGTTAGCACCTTATCAACAATTCACGTTATATAATATTTTCGCTTGGCAATATGTGGGAAGTGGATTAAGACGCATAAATTTTGTCTATGAGGCTGTAGCGAGAAAAAATGGAAAAACCACTTTTTTAGCTGGATTGGGTTTGTTTGGTCAGTCGCTGGATGGAGAAGAAGGTCCTGAAATTTACGTAGGTGCGACAAAAGAATTACAGGCAAAAACGTTGTGGGAGCAGGCATCCGCTTTTGTCAATAAATCGCTGATGCTGCGAAAACTTGGATTTAAAAATACTACTCGTGAAATACGCTTTGCATTAACTTCAGGTGTTTTTCGTTTTTTGGGTGGTGATTCAAAAACATTAGACGGTTTAAATCCTTCAATGGCTTTTATTGATGAGTATCATGCACATGTTTCGGATGCAGTTCGTGAGGTTTTAGAATCGGCAATGGGTGCTCGTGATAATGCGCTGGTTTATATTATTACAACCGCTGGATTTAATTTGAAATCAGCTTGTAAACTTGCGGAAGATAGCTATAAAGATATTCTTAAAGGTTTAAATAAAGATGATCACACCTTGATTATGATTCATCAAATGGATGATGAAGATGATTGGCAGGATGAAAAGAATTGGATAAAAGCAAATCCAAATATGGAATATAATTCAACAATTTTGCCTTTTATCCGTCGTGAATTTATCAAAGCCACAAACCAGCCTTCAAAAATCCCAAATTTCAAAACAAAATCTTTGAATATGTGGGTAGATGGAAAAAACGTTTGGATTCCTTCTGATGTTTGGAAACGCAACGACGTAAATTTCGGAATCAATCTTAAAACCGAAACAAAGAAAGTTTTAGACGGTGAAAAATTTCGAAAATATGGTGCTTATGCTGGAGTCGATTTGTCTACAACTACAGATTTTACTGCTTTCGTTATACTTTCTGAACCAGATGAAAATGGTGAACGTTTTGTTAAGGCATTTTTATTTTGTCCTGAAAACACAATTGATAAAAGATCAAAAGAAGATAAAGTTCCTTATAATTATTGGCGTGATTGTGGATATATAATTGCAACTCCTGGCGATGTAGTTGATTACGATATTATTGAAGATTATATCAGGAAAAATTTTCATGAATACGGAATTATACGCTATGAGTTCGATCGTTACAACTCAAATTCAATTACAAATCATTTGGTCGAAGACGGTCTTCCGGTTTCATTGTTTTCCCAAACAATGGGAAATTATTCTCATCCTACTAAAGTTTTTGAAAAACTAGTGTATGAAAATAAGATAAAACATGACGGTAATCCGGTTATGGAATGGATGCTTTCGGGTTGTCAGACAAAGGAGGATTATAATGAAAATATCAGGATTGTAAAAGGAAAAGATAATACTTCAGGAAAACGAATTGATGGAATAATTGCTTTAATAATGGCTTTAGGAGGTTCGCTTTCCCCAAAAGATGAACAGTCAAAATATACGAAGCCGTTATCTGAAGATGAAATTTATATTTAGCCTACAAACATGCCTGTTAACCATAAAACAAATCAATATTATGACGCCATTAGAAAACGCCTTACAGATTGAAATTGAGAAATTGAAAAAACAAAATGAATTAATGAGGCAATTGTCTACAGTTGAAGGGTTCTCATTTTACTATTACACAAATTGTAAAAACCATAGTACAAATAAGGAGGCATTTAATTTTGTTAATGATCAATATTATGAACTGTTTGGAGAATACAGGTATTCTGATTTTCATTCATTCAAAAGAGTATTAATTTATAACAGCAGAAAAACAAAATGAAAATTTTAAAAATTATTCTAATAACTTTTATAGTAGCTTTTTTTACAAGTGCATTGTATGAATTTCCATTTGTAAATAATAATCCCGTGAGATGGTCCTTAGTTCTGCTAATGATAGTTTTAGAACTGCTGTCGGGTTTTTGTTACGCATTCTATATTATCAAAAAAATAATAAAAGAAAATAATTCAAAACCAAATCAAAAATGAGCGAAATATATAAAGCCGAAAATATAGCTAAAGCAATTAAGCAGCTTCTAAAACCAAAATCATTTTCACCTCTTACGGTAACGGTTTTGGTAGGTACTTTAAAATACACATTCGAAAAGAAAAATGACGAATGGCATTTTGTTTTTTAATCAAAAAAATAATTATGAAAAATAAATTATTGTTCGATTATTATCAGAGAATGATAATAATCGATTTCTACAAGAAATATCCGAATTGGAAGTATAGTAAACCGCTTACGGTTTCTATATATGAAATTACAAAAGCAAAGAAAGATTTACAGTTGCAAATAGATAAAGAAATTAATAAAGCTATTGAATTTATTGCTAAAACAATCAAGTTTTTAAAAGGCAAAACTTTCACCCTTTTGAGTTAAATCCGACTAATACTTTTACATGGTAAAAATTGTTAACCATGTCTTTAGATCACGCTTTTGCAGACGTATTCTCAACCCGCAGTACCGACGGACAATTATCCGGCGGTTTTGGCGGGTTTTCTTTTTTGTTAGGCGGTGGTAAAGGCACTAAGGCAAATACTAAAACCGCTTTTACAATTTCAGCTTTCTACAATGGAGTTGACCAGTTGTCAAACGACATGGCAAAACTTCCAAAATTTGTATTTAAAAAAGACGGAGAAAACCGTGAAAAAGATGCAGATCATCCGGTTAATTATCTTATCTCACAGCGTCCAAATAGTTTAATGACCTCTTTCGATTTTTGGAAAATTATTGAGATTTCAGCAATTGTAAAAGGGAATGGCTATGCTGAAATTGTTCGCAATTCTTATACAGGTGATCCGGAAGAGCTTTATTTCTTGGAAGAGCCTGATGTTGAAGTCTCTATTAAAAACCGAAAATTGTACTACAAGTACAAAGGTCGTCCAATAGCTTCTAGTGATATTCTGCATTTTAGAGGTTTCTCTTTTGATGGATTAATGGGAATTGGAATCGTGACTTTCGCAGCAAAACAACTCGGAATCACAATTGATTCTCAAACCTATCAGCAAGAAGTTTATAAAGATCGTGGTTTGGGTTATGGAGTTATCGAAAGTGATTTAAAAGTCGATAAAGGTAATAAGAAACTTATTGAGGAAGGTTTTGCTACAAAAATGGCTGGAGAAAGTAAGTTTAAAGTTCCTATGCTGGACGAAGGAATGAAATATAAATCAATTTCGATTACACCTGGCGAAGCTCAATTTTTGGAAACTAATAAAGCTGGTGTTTTAGAGGTTTGTCGCTGGCTGAATATTGCGCCTCACAAATTAAAAGATATTTCTTCCGGTACTTATGCAAATATCTATCAGCAATCAATTGAGCACGTTCAGGATTCTATGATGCCACGTGTTATATCACGTGAACAGGAATTGAACTACAAGCTTTTTACAAAAAAGGAATCCAAAACGTTATATACAAAATTCAATCTAGCAGTATTGCTTCGTGGTGATCTTGAAATGAAACAAAAGTTTTATACAGCTATGGTTTACGCTGGTATCTACACAAGAAACGAAGTTAGAGCACTTGAAGATATGAATCCAATTGAAGGTTTAGACGAAATATTACAGCCTGTAAATATGCAGGCTTTAGCAATGGCAAACAAATTAAATGAAGATCAAGGCAATGGAAAGTAAAATTATAAAAAGAGACGTTCAGGTTGTTTTAAGAGAATTAACACCTGAAATGATTGAAAATAGAGAAGCTGAGTTTGTAATATCCTCTGAAGCTAAAGATACTTACGATACTGTTTTTACTGCTGATGGTGCTGAATTTGAAAGATACGAAAGTAATCCTATTGTGGCTTATGGTCACAGAACTTGGAGTGATAATCCTGATATGATTATCGGTACTTCTGAAGTTAGTCAGGAAGGTAAACTGACTATTGGAAAAGTTCGTTTTGAAGATGCGGAATCAAATCCAATTGCTGAAAAAGTTTGGAAAAAAGTACAGGCTGGTATTTTACGAATGGCTTCTATCGGTGCAAACATTTTAGAGTGGCGAATGGGTGATGAAGCAAAAGGTGAAGATAAATCAGTTGTTTATTTCACTAGATGGGAATTGCTGGAATGGTCTATTGTTGCTATTGGTTCAAATCCTGATGCTTTAAAAAGAGAGGCGCAAACGGCTGAAGAAATAAGAAATTCTATTAAAGAAAATACTCCTGAAAATGAAAATTTATCAGGACAAACAGTAAAGCGCACAGTACGTGAAGCTCAATTAATTATTAATGAAAATTTGAAATAAAAAATGAAAACATCAATTGTATTGAAGAAAGAGCGTACAGCGAAAATTGTAGCTCAAAGAGCTTTAATTGATAAAGCTAAATTAGAAAACAGAGAATTGACGGACGAAGAGAACGAGCAATTTGACACTTTACAAAGTGAGGCGGATGAATTGGATGGTAAAATCGAACGTGCTGAAAAATTCGAAAAAAACGAACTTTTATTAGGTGGTAATGGTGCTGAGCGTTTAGCTGGTGCTGGTGCTAGCACTGGTGAGGAAAGAGAGCTGGAGAAAGTTGAAAAACGCTTTTCAATTAATCGCGCACTTTTTATGGCTCAGCCTGGTAAAATTCTTGACGGGGTGGAAAGGGAAATTCATGAAATTGGTCAAAAACAAAATCGTGATTCAGGTGTAAAATTAAAAACTGAAGATGCTGGTTGTTTTAGTTTGCCTATATCAATGCTAGGTCGTGCAACTCAGCAAACGGTTTCGCAAGATGGTGGTGCGTATGGTGGTGCTTTGGTGCAAAATGCAGCTCCTGTTATTGTTGATCCGTTACGACCAAGATTATTTTTGGAAGATTTGGGCGCTACATTTATGACAGGTTTACAGGGTGGTGATGTACCTTTAATTGTTGCTTCTGATTTTGCAATGGAGTTTCTTGCTGAAGGTGCTTCGATTACAAGACAGAAAAAGCAATATGCAGGTCCTTCTTTAAGCCCAAAAAGAGCGGGTGGTGCTGTTGAGATTTCAAACCGTTTAATCCTGCAGTCTTCTCCTGATGTAGAAAATTTGGTTATGACTGGACTTCGTAATGGTTTTTCTCAGTTGCTTGAATCTGCAAGTATTAACGGTGCTGGCGGTGTTGCTCCCACAGGTTTGTTGAGTTATTCAGGTGTGCTTTCTGGTTCATCATCTGCATCTGCAACTAGAGCTTTAGTTTTAGAGTTACAGGCTTTAATTGAGCAAAATAATTCAACTGAAAAATCTTTAGGTTATTTAATGTCTCCACAATTAAAAGCAATCTTGAAACAAGTAAAAACTGACGCTGGATCAGGAGTTTTTGTGTTGCAAGATGAAAAGCTTGATGGTTATAATTTTGTAGCAACTTCTTTAATGCCTGCTTTAAACTCAGGTGTTAACTTTCCATTGATTTTTGGAGATTTTGCACAAATGGTTATCGGTCAATGGGGTGCGATTAACATCAAAGTTAATCCGTTCTCTGCTGATTTGGAGGATTCAGTTCGTGTAACGTTAAATACTCATGCTGATATGCAAATTGCAAATCCAAAAGCATTTGCTAAAAACGCTTGGTTGACAGCATAATAATTTCTTAAAGAGTAATAATCTAAGTTATGAAAAAAGAAGAAAATCAAAAAGTTTCGGAGGATGCTCCGAAACTTGGTTTAGAAACGGTAACTGAAAACGTTACTGATTCTAAAGTTAAAACAGAACAGGAAGCTAAAGCAAAGGCAGAACAGGATGCTAAGGAAAAAGCTGAACAAGAAGCTAAAGCAAAGGCAGAACAGGAAGTTAAGGAAAAAGCTGAACAGGAAGCAAATAATTCTAAAGTTTGGATTCGTGCTATTTTGCCTTTGGCTGGTAAATTTTTCATGTCTCATGATCCTGGTCATGAATTTCAACATGATAAAAACCAATCAGAAGTAATTGTGGAATCTGGCTACGCTGAGTATCTAACTCCTGAGGAAATCGATGCGAAATAATTTAAATCGAAAGTAATGGTTACAGATGTAAAATTTCAAAGCCTAGAAACGAATGGTCCTATTGTGACTATGGCAATGGCAAAAAAGCAATTACGTGTTGAAGCTTCTTTTAATGATGAAGATGATTTGATACAAAGTTATATTGATACAGCAGTTGCAATGTCAGAAGATTATATGGGAGGTCATATTGTAGAAAAAAACATGATTATGAAAATGAACATGTTTGATAATCCTTTAATCTTTGAAGCGTTTCCAATTCAATCTGTTGTAAGTGTTTCTTATTTTTCATCTGATGGTTCTGATTCACAAGAAATGACTTCTTTTGATTATGATCTTACATCTGTAAATCCTAAAGTTTCTAGGATTACTTTTAAAAACATTCCGCAGACTGCTGAAAGATTTGATGCAGTAACTATAACTGTAAAAGTAGGTATTGAAGCTACGAAAGTGGTAAAGCCTATTATTCAAGCGGTCTTATTGCAAGTTGCAGATATGTATGAACGTCGAGAAGATAGGACTGAGGTAATGTTGTCGGTGTCGACTGCTTTGTTGAGACCTTATAAAAAGTTTTAAAAATGGATAAATCACCATACATAGGACAAATGAATCGAAAGATTAAAATTGTAGAATTTGAAAAAACACAAAATTCTACAGGAGAGGAGGAAATAGCAGAAAATGTTATTTCTGAACCATTTGCTTTTATGAATGAGGTTTCGGGTTCTGAAGATGCAGACGGAAAAATTAGACACATTGTTAATCGGACTTACACCATTCGGTACAATACTAGCGTACTGCGCAAAGCAACCGAACTAGTAGTTTATGATAATGAACAAAAATTTTCTGTTTATCATGTTAAAGAAATTGGCAATACTCATTTAGTCTTATTAGTTACAAATTATGAGTAGTCTAGAGGTTGATGTACAGGGTTTCGATGAATTAAAGCGTAAAATTATTCTTCTCTCAAATGATAAGGATAAAAAACGTGAGATTCTGATGCTACTGCGTCAGTCTGCTAAACCTACGTTAGCGGCTGCTAAATCGCTTGTTCCTGTATCTAAAAAGTCTCACAAGTTGAGAGGGCAGATTATACAACCTCGAAATCTTCAAAAATCTTTAGGTTATATAAATGGAAAATCTGCGAATCCAACTGTTTTAGTTGGCGCGCGTGTAAAAGGAGGTAATAAAGGCTGGTATGGTGCATTTGTTCATGATGGTGTGAATATTTATCACAAAGGTTATAGGCGTAAACGTACTAAGGGTGCAAATAATTATGCGGCTCGAAGTCGTACTGTTGGAAAACCTTTTTTAACTCAAGCTTACAATCAGACAAAGAACGGAGCTACTGCTGATGTTCAAAGTAAAATGGCGGCTTTTGTGCAACGAAGAATTAATAAATTAAGTTAGTATGCTAGAGTTGTCAGATGAAATTTTTGCTTTCTTAACAGGTCAAACGGCATTTACTGCTGTTATGGATAATAAGGTTTTTCCGATTATGGCTTTAGAGGGAACGGCAACACCGTTTACAACATATAGGATAAATGAGAAAACGCCTCTAACGAAAGATGGAAATGCTTTAAATTTTTCATTGTTTTTTTGGTTTAGTCCAAATGAATATAAAAAAATGATTGCTTTTACTGAAATAATGGAAGCGATAATAAAAGAAAAAACAAACTACGAATGGGTAAGTTCTTATCCTGATTTTATTGAGGAAAACTTTTCTTACGTAGGAATTATTAATTTAAATAAAGATTAGAAATTATGGCGGCAGGTCAAATTTATAAAGGACATAATGTGAGAATTTCCTATAACGGAAAAACGCTTTATCACACTACAAGTTGCAAATGGTCTTCTTCTAGAGATTTTGAAGAAATTGCAACAAAAGATACAGACGGGAAAGTTTCTGAACCGGGAAGCTATTCTTGGGATATGAACGCAGATGCTTTAGTGGCGGATAAACCAGCGAGTTCATCTACAACAACTGTTGATTTTATGGATGTTATGCAGTTGTATCTTGATGGTGTTGAAGTAGATGTTGAATTTTCGGGTAATGTAGTTGGTGACTGGATGATTTCGGGAAAAGCTTACGTTTCTAACTGCGATATTACAGCAGACGATGGTTCAGCGGTAAAAGGTACGTTTGCTTTCAAAGGAAACGGAAATATCACAAAATCAACAGTAGCGGCATAATGATGGATTCTTCTACAGTTGAATTAAATGGAAAAACTTTCGTGCTGAAATTCGGCATGAAAGTTTTTAGGTTATTAGGTGAAAAATTGAATACACCTACATTAATTACTACTCAGCAAAAAGTTATAAGTGTTTTGGGTGGTATGACTGATGATATGTCTTTTGAACAACTGAAAATCATAAACAGTTTAATTGTATCTGCAATCGAGGCAAATCCTGAGAATATAGAAATTATTACTGAGGATGAATTAGATGATCTTTATTTTACAAATACTAAAGAGATTTTAAATGTGATGACTATTGTAATGAATGATTTTGCAAAGTCATTACCGCAACCTGATAAAGGTGTAAGTGTGGGAAAGCCAAAAGCTCAAAAGAAGAAAGTGAGCGGACAAACGACAAAGAAATAGTAGATTTAACTTGGGATCAACTAGAAGAAATGGCTTTAGGTGAATTTAGGTTAAAAGTGAATTACTTTTATAGCCTAACGCCGAGAGAATTTGTAAATACTGAACGAGGTATAAGAAAGCACGAAGAAATTTTGAGTCAGGAAAGATGGATAATGACCCGAAAGATTATGTGGGCGACTGCTTTTCCGCATCTTAAAAGAGTAACTGAACATGATTTACAGCCGTTTCCCTGGGATGAAATAGAGTTTGAAGGAATGTCGGTTGAAGAATCCAAAAGGTTGCAAACCGAAGCTGAAAAGGTTAAGGAGTTTTATAGAAAACAAGACGAGATTAAAAAGAGCCAAAGCATATAGTTTTGGCTCTTTTGTTTTGTGTAAAAGGCAAAACTTTCACCCTTTTAAACTTTTGTCCAAAAGTACTTTTACCTCACTACAAACAGTACTTTCATGGCGAGTTTAGCAACGATAAATGTCCGTTTTTCGGTGGATTTAAAGCAGTTCTCTAGTGAGATGCAAAACGCTTTACGCCAAATTGAAAAAACTGGAAAAGAGTTTCAAAAAGTAGGTAGAATGATGTCTACTTATGTGACTACTCCTATTTTGGCTGCTGCTGCTGCTTCTATAAAATTTGCTAGTGATTACGATGAATCTTTGAATAAAGTTGATGCAGCTTTTAAAGGTTCTTCTGCTGAAGTGCGAGCTTTTGCAAAAACGTCTTTAGAGACATTTGGTATTGCTGAAGGTACTGCATTAGATATGGCGGCGGCATATGGTGATATGGGTACGTCAATGGGATTGACTAGAGCTGAAGCGGCTAAAATGTCAACGTCTTTAGTAGGTTTGGCTGGTGACCTGGCTTCGTTTAAAAACATAAGCATCGATGTGGCAAATACTGCATTGGCTTCCATTTTTACAGGAGAAACTGAAAGTTTGAAAAAAATGGGTATCGTAATGACTGAGGTTAATCTAATTCAGTTTGCATTGAACTCAGGCATTAAAAAGAACTACAAAGAAATGTCTCAAGCTGAAAAAGTGAACTTGAGATATAATTATGTTTTGTCAGTTACGAAAAATTCTCAAGGTGACTTCGCTAGAACTTCGGGCGGTGCGGCTAATCAAATGAGGATTTTTCAGGAATCTATGAAGCAATTGGCTCAGCAGTTTGGTGCGGTTATTCTTCCTGCATTTACTCGTTTGGTTAAAAGTGTGAATGGTATCATTAAGAGTTTTACAGAGTTAAGTGAACCTACAAAAAGAATAATTATAATTGTGGCAGCTTTAGTTGCCGCAATTGGTCCTCTCTTGGTTGTGATAGGTAGTTTGCTTGCTTTTGTTCCTGCGATTGTTTCGGGATTTACTTTGGTATCAGGTGCTATGGCGGGTATTGTGGCAACTGTTGCGCCTGTTATAGCTGGGTTGGCTTTGTTGTATGGTGCGTACTTGATTTTAAGAGAACGTACAGAAGATGCTGCAAAAGCAACAATTGAGCTAACAGCTTCTCAAAAGTTGGTTCAAAAGGTTACCGATGAGGCAACTACTTCTATTGTTGAACAAAAGGCAAATTTGGAGCTTTTGCTTTTGACGGCTAGAAATGATAATGAGACAAAAGCTGAAAGATTGAAAGCGATAAAGGCAATTAATAAAATCTCGCCTGAGTACTTGGGTAATCTAACGCTTGAGAATATCAATACCGATAAGGCACGTATTTCTTTAGAGAAGTATAATACAGCTTTGCTTTCAGGAGCAACTGCAAGAGCAGCGGCAAGATTGCTGGAAGAAAATCAAAGTGCAAAAATCAAAGCTGGTTTTGAACGTGAAAAAGCTTTGGCTGATTATAATGAGAAACGTAAGGAAGCTATAGCAAAAGGCTGGGAAGTTGAAAAAGCTTTTTACGAAGAAAATAATCGTTTGATGCAGTTTGCGAATGAAGCGCTAGATCGTAAGAATGCTAAATATGATTCTGAGGCAGAATTGCTTATTGATATTTATAATAAAAACAAAGCAAATTTAAAGCTTGTAGAAGAAACTGCAAAGCAACAAGATGTAGTTGCAGAAGGTACTGCTAAAAAACATAAAAACATAGATCCATTTGAAGCTAAAAAAAGTAATTTATCTTATGGGACTGTTGCGGCTTATGATGTTGAAATTGCTAAGTTAAAACAGTTTCGTGATGAAGTTGCTACTACAGCGGTTCAGGTGGCTATGGCGGACAAGGCAATAAAGAGTTTGGAGTTTGGAAAAGCTTTAAATTTTGATCCTACTTCTTTGATTGCTATTTCAGGCGGTTTCGAAAAGCTTCAAACTGAAATGCAGGCAAAAGCAAACGGTATTGCAAACTCAATAAATAGTATTGATGCGGCTGCGACATTAATGAAGAAAAATATTGCTGATGCTGCGCTTCCTGCTTTGAATGATGCTTTTGCTACTTTATCTGATGGTATTGTTGAGAGTTTGGGTCTTGCAAAAACTGGTTTTCAAGGTTTTATTGGTGGTTTGGTTTCTACTGTGTTAAAGTTAATATCAATGATGTTGGCTTCGGCTTTGTCTCAATCAATCGCTGGTGCAACGGCTTCGGGTACGGCAACTGGTCCGGCTGCAATATTTACTACTCCAGCTTTTATAGCTACGGCTGTTGCAGGGGTTATAGCGGCGTTTGCTTCAATTCCAAAATTTGAAAGTGGTGGTGTTGTTGGTGGGAATTCTTTTTATGGAGATAAGATTTTAGCTCGTGTTAATTCGAAAGAATTAATCTTAAATCAATCTCAGCAGGCGAGTTTGTATGGTCAGTTGAATGATAATGGCGGTTATGGTGAAATTATCGCTGAACAGAGAATAAGCGGCGATAGTCTTATTCTGATTTATAAAAGAGCAATGGAAAGAAAAAACCGAATTGGCTAATGAGTTACTATATCGACATAATTGATCAAGAAAAAGATGAAAATCGTTTTGTTTTGGAGAAATCTTCTAGTGGAGGAATTATCCTGGCTTGGAATGGTGGTGATAAAAAAGATGAGCTAGCGGTTGTAGGGACAAGCTTGGAGTTTGATATAGCACATAGTGAATTAGTTGATGCAAAATTTATAGGATTTTTTACTGGTAACGAAATACGTTTTAAAGTAGAATTGAGAAATCAGAGCGATGATGTTTTGTTATGGAGTGGACATTTAGTACCTGATAGATATTCTGAGCCATATACAAACAGTGTGACATTTGTTAGTATAACAGCAGTATGTGGACTTGGAAGATTGAAAGGAAAATACCTTCCTGAATCGTATTATCGTGACGAAAAGAGTGTAATCGATATTATCTGCGCTTGTTTAAAATTAACCAGTATGGAGCTGAATGTTTTTTTTAATCCAGCAATTGAAAATTCAAAACAAAAAGACTGGAATCAAATTTATATTGATACAAAATCTTTTTATACAGATGAAAAAAAGACAAAAAAACGAGATGCTTATGTTGTTTTAGAGCAGTTAATGAAGGACATAATGTGTGTTTGTTTTCAGGCGGATAATCGTTGGAATATTGAAGGATTGAATAAGCGAAATATAAGAAGTTATCTTGCTAATCTTTATGATATGAATGGTGTTTTGTTAACTCAAATTGACGGAGTAAAGTTGCTTAAAAGAATAAAAGCTTTAGCTAGACCTGACATTACAATGATCCCGCCTTATAATATGATTTCGGTAAGCCATGAAAGAATTCCGCAGGCGTTTCCTGAAACAATAGGAATTGAAAAAAATGAGGGTTGGTCAGTTATGCCTGGCGTTAAAGGTGAAGTCTATTCGACAGACTGGAATGGTAACGATGATTTTTACAGTGTGGCTGTGTTTCCGAATTATGCAAATTCAATACTGAAAGATTATTACGTACCGCCGCCGCCATTGGGAGGAATTCCTATTGTTGCGCCATTTGATGAAAATAAGTTTATTAATCTTAAAAACAAGATCTATTTATATAAGTTTCAAAAGGTTACTATTTCTGCTACATTTTCAATTTTAAAATGGAGTAAAAACATGGAAGCATCTGATCTTAATGCATATGTTAATCCTTTGTTGTATCAGTTTTTGCTTAATGATCAAGTCGTGTTTTCAAATCGTAAGGTTACGATTCCAGAAAACGAAAGTTTGTTTTTTGAAGACGGAAAAGCTGAATTATCTTTTGAATGGATAGTTCCTGAAGATGGGTTACTGGATGTGAAGTTTTGGCGTCCTAGTGGCTCGGTTTATGAAACTAATATAGTTGGTTTTGAAATTACAAAATTGGCAATTGCTCCAGTTAATTTTGAGGAAACGTATACTGTGACTGATTTGATTTCGGATGAGTTTACGATTGACACAGAGGTTGAATTAGAATATGCTGATGATGATTCCGCCTTTAGTAAGGCGTTTCGATTAGCAAAGTTAAATGAAGCTACAATTGATTATAATACAATCTTAATCCCTGTATTATATGGTTTTTCTCAGAATGGATATTTTTATTCAGTAGTTGATTTAAAAGGCGCTAATCTGATAAAGGATAATATTAATACAGTTATGTATGAGGATACTTTATTGGAAAATCTTGAAGTGATCTACAATTATATGGCAGCAACCGAAATGGTTGTTAAAACGGGTTTTGCAATCACAACTGGAAATTTCACGGTTAAAGTGTATAAAAATAATGATGTTTTAGGTAGTAGGGTTTCTTGGATGCAATGGACAGATGCTGTTTATAAAATTGAGACTGATCGTTATCAAAAAACAGTTTGTAATATAATCCGAAGAATGTTTAATGAGGCTTCTGAAAAATTGGATTGTGTGGCTTTGAATGCTGTAAAATTTAACGATTTGATTTTGTTTAAGTATGTCTATGATAAACAATTTGTAGTAACAAACTGCTCTTGGAATTTGGATGAAAACAAAACGACATTAACGCTTTCAAGAGCTATTTATAGAGATTCTGGTGATTCAGGAACTGATCCGACGAACGTTCCTCCAATAGTAAATGCAGGTGTTGATATTGTTTTAGAAGATAGTCAGACTTCAGTTGTACTTTCGGCAACTGCTTATGATGTTGATGGTTTTATTGTTTCTCAACAATGGGTAAAAACACTAGGTGGTTTTGGTGATATTATAATTTCACCAACTAGTTTAGAAACTGTGATAAAAAATCTAACTGAAGATGAGTATCAGTATAAAATTACAGTTGTAGATAGTGATGGTGCGACGGCGTTTGATACTCTTAATATAATTAGAAGAAAGGATTATGAAGTTACTTTAGAACTTGTGTTTTTGGAAAATGCTGAGTATATGCAGGCACGTTATAAATTGAAAGTGAATCCGAATATACCTTCTGATTTTAATTTGATTGTAAAAGGAAGGGCTTATTTATTTGCTTACAATACTGGAAATACACAGTTTAAAATAACAAAAAACGGTGTAGATATTTATGTTCATAATTCAAATTATGCGTCATACGATGATCTTCCTTTTTCAATTGGATATATCTCTACTGATGAAATATTTTTTGAGCTTTTTCAATCCGGTGGCTTTCCGGTTATAAACATTGGTAGTTCATGGATTGATTTAAACTCGGCAGAATTTGTATCAGGAGCTGGAAATATTTTAGGTGTACCGTATAGATATCAACCAGCAAAATTTATTGTATAGACATGGCAAAAAATATACAAAGAATAGGAGTAGGGAATAGAAGGTTTCCTGGCATAAATGAAAATGTAGGGATTTCAGAACCAGGAATATTCACATTCGATAGTACAACGGTAACTTTTGATAGTATAGTTGATACGTTCGATTTTGATATTGTACAGCTTCCTCCTGAAATTAAAAGAGATTATAAAGAAGTTGATTATTCAGAACCTGATTATAAGTAAAGATTATGGCAGATATTACAGAGAATGAAGTAAGACAGTTTATTGCAGAGAATCTTCAGGATGCGTCAGATATTCCAGCGCTTCGTCATAGGGCGGTTGAGAATAAAATAATGGATTATGTTTCGCAGGAAATAGGTAAGGTTGTTAAGTCTAAAGAGTTGTTTCTTGAATCTTTTACAGTAGATAGAAATTATTCGATTTCTTCAGGTTTACCTGCAAATTCTATTATCAGCTGTGCGATTGCGATGTTGGTATGTAAAAATTCTAATAATGGATTTGCAACGGGAGAAACAGTTACAGCTCCAACGCCATATCCTACTGACAGCGGTAGAACAGCGGCGCAAGGTATAGGGGTTCAGTTTAATAACTTAAGTATTGATTCTGTAAAAGTGATGGTGAATGATCAGATAACGATTATGACGGCGTATAATTCGACATCAGGTGCGTCTGCAAATAATGTAATAATAGGTGGAGCAGGAGCTGCAGACTGGAAGATAAAAATAATTATTATTTATAAGTAAGAAAGATATGTTACAGGATTTATTTATAGGGAGTGCTCCAAACGATAAGACAGGAACGCCTGCACGACAAGCTGGTCAAATGATTAATGATAATTTTGCTTATTTAAATAGCAGAATTACGACCATTCAGAGTCCTGATGCTGTTTTGAAAAGAGGTAATATAGAGACTAGTGTTTTAAATGTTCATGTTGATGCTGATGCTTTTGAATGGCGAATTGCACAAATTGAGTTCTTGGATAATCCTGTATATGATGTAGTTTTAGATGCAGCAACTGATGGTTATTATCGAAAAGATGTTTTGCTTGGTAATAATACAGGAGGTTACAATATTTTTAAAGGTAATGAAGATCCGACTTCAGCAACTGAGCCAAATTTATTTCCAAACGGAACGATCAAGCTTGGGGTTATTGATGTTTATGGGGCAGCTATCACAGGATCAATTGTAGCCGATGATTTTGAATTGATTGTAAATAAACAAAACTCACTAATAGTAGATGGAACGGGTGTAAAATATCCTACTGTTGATGCTGTTAATGCAGCTTTATTGTTAAAAGCTAATGATAATACTGTGCTACACAAAACAGGCAATGAAAGTTTTTCAGGTGTTAAACTTGGGGTAGATGGAGCAGGAAAACAATTAGCATTATTAGGAACTGATGGTGTAGTATCTGCTAATACATTGACTACTAATAACACTCCTGCTTTTTACGGAGTGTCATCAAATTCACAAACTGTTTTTAAAGGCAGATCTACCTCTACAGGATTAGTATTTGAGGGTGGAAATTCTGGAGCAATTACTTCTACAATTAATTCAGACGGTGATATAACAGGTAAATCTATATCAGCAGTTACAGGTGTTTTTACAGGAGCTGTATCAGGAATTAATCCAACTGCAAATAATCATTTTGCTACAAAAGCTTATGCTGATGGATTATTGGTTGGCTTATGGAATGATCGAGGAAACTACAATCCTAATACTAATTCAAATGCTTATCCATCTACAGGAGGAAGCGGAACTGCTGGAGCAATTATAAAGGGAAATGCTTGGATGATTAGCGGTTTAGGTACTGGAGTTACAGCGACTATTGGTACTAAAACTGTAAACGATGGTGATGTTGTTAGAGCTTTGGTAAACACTCCTGGTAATACAGATGCTAATTGGGCAGTTGCAGAAAATAATATTGGTTTCACACCAGCTAATGATGCAAACGTCATACATACAAGCGGAGCTGAAACTAAAACAGGGCAGCTTATTGTGTCTCATAGTTTAAACTCTCAAGCATTAGGAGGTCAGAATACTGGGAGCGGGATAGGAGTTGCTGGTTACTCAAATACAGGTTTTGCACTGTTTGCAAATGCTACTAATGGAATAGGTTTAAGAATAAATCACAGCACAGGGAATACCTCTAGGTTAATGTCACTCGGTGTTAATAATGGAGAGGTTTTAAGCTCTGATTATTTGGGAAATCTTACTGCTAACTCATTCGTAAAGACAGGAGCTTCGGCAAGTGATATTTTACTAGGTAACGGGACAACTATTGGAAATAGTAGTTTTTTACATACTACAGGAAATGAGAATTTCTCAGGAACAAAAACAGGTAACACAGGAACAGGTAAACAGGTTGATCTTTTAGGAAGTTCAGCAGCTCTTTATGCTGTTACTTTTTCAACAAATGCTACCCCTGCTATATTAGGGAGTTCTTCAAATTCACAACCCGCTATCGTAGCGTTTGCAGGTGTAGGCGGATCAGGGAATAATTTCGAGGGTAGAAATCAAGGAGCGACAACCTTTACAGTTAATAAAGTAGGTGATGTTTCTGCAAATGGTAATTTTATTGCAACTGCTGGAAAAGGACTAGTATATGATGGTGACATAACAAGGATAATTACACCCGAAGATAATGAGTTTGGGGCATTGATAAAATATTCCGCATCAGGAGGATTTAGAGTTTATCAAGGCTCATTGGAAAGAATGAGAATCGCGAGTAATGGAAATATGGGAATAGGTGTAACCAATCCTCAACAAAAAGTTCATACTAACGGTGCTTTTAGTTCTGCAATTACAAACCCTGTAAATGGTAACGTTTTTGGTACTTATGGTTTTAGTGTTTCGGTCTATCCTAATCTATTCGCAGAGATATCTTCAGTAGCAGATGGAGTTAATTGGTATAATAGTGCTGCTTTAATATTTAAAACGTCTTCGTCGGGTGACATAACAGCAAGTTCTTCTATTGAAAGAATGCGAATTACAGGAACTGGCAATGTTTTAATAGGAACTACAACAGATACAGGAAATGATAAGTTACAAGTTAGAAAACCGTCAGGCTATGGAGTTGGTATAGGAGATAATGAGGTAATTAATGGACTATCTCCAACAGGATACAGCGGTTTATATTTACAACACACAGGTAACAGTAATAACCTTACTGTGTGTAATGGTGGTGGAAAAGTACTAGTAGGGACACCTACAGACAACGGAATCGATAGATTACAAGTAAACGGTACTATTTCGACCACAGGGGTATCCCTGAAAACTGGAACAAATGTCGATGTGTTATTTAATGACACACCAGTGTTGAGTAGTTCCGTGGCCAGTACATTGTCAATAGATTTTGGAGCTGGTAGTGGTTTGGCTATATTAGAATCATTTAAACAAGATTCTAATGATTATGGGATTCAAAGAATTACCTATACGACAGGTACACCTAAAGGCAAAATGTATGTAAGAGTAAAAGATGCAGGAACTTGGACTTCTTGGGTAGAGAAATAAATAATTAATAATTAAATATAAAAAAAATGGAAATCAATTTAAACGCAAATTTTGTAGGGTTAGACGGTAAGCAAATGGAAAACAATAATATGGGGCAGTTAGTAGCTCAATTATTGTCTCAATCGACAACTGGAGATTCTCTTAAATTTTGGGATTGGGCTGTAAAATTAAATGCTGGAAAAAAACTTGATTTAGATCCATCTGATCATCAAACACTAAAGAGTTTTATTGAGAGCTGCAGTACAATTATAGTATTAGCAAAGGCTCAAATTTTAGCGAAGATTAAATAGTAAAAAAAACCTTCCTGTAATTGATGGGAGGTTTTTTGTAGTTGTCTTGTGCTTAAAAAAAAATGATTATTAGAAATAATGTAGTTTAAAAATATTATGAAAACATTAATTGCTCTTTCGATTCCAAAATTTTCTCTTTTAGCTTTTTTATTTAAAAAGCCAATTTTTATTGTACCTGTTGTTCCGGTTATAGCTGTTACTAAGCTAGTTGTTTCGTTTGAGGGGATGTGCTGGTTGTTATTTTGGACTTTTTTGGCTGATTTAGCTTCAGGATTGCTTGCTTCTTATTTTGATTGGAAAAAAAGTGATCATCAAGAACGTTGGTTTTTTGGAAAAGGTGAAGGCTTTTCAAGTGAAAAGGCAAAAAAAATGGTTGTTAAGGCGATTGTTTACTTAGGACTGCCATTAATATTAATTCAGCTTCAGCAAATATTGTTTTTAAAAAACTTCAAATACAGTAGATTGTCAGATGCTGAATTTGAATGGGCTACGATTGCGCTGATGGGTTTCTTTTTTATTGAAATGTTTTCGATTTTTCATGAAAATTTACCTAGATGTGGATTTAATCTTTGGCAAATTTTGAAAAAAATATTTGGAGTGTATAAGGATGTGAAAAAAGAACTTAAAGAGGATTAACTATGAACGAGATTTTAAAAGTTGCAGAAAAAGAAATTGGACAAACTGAAAAGCCTGCTAATTCTAATAAAACAAAATATGGTAAATGGTTTGGTTTAGATGGGGTTGCTTGGTGCGGTATATTTGTTTCCTGGTGTTATGCGCAGGCAGGATCTCAATTACCAAAAATTGGTTTTCTGAAAGGTTATGCAGGATGTCAAACTGCTGTAGCATATTTTAAAAAAATGAATCAAACGACAAGTAAACCAGTTGAAGGTGATATTGTTTTTTTTGATTGGAATGCAGATGGCAGGTACGATCATACAGGTTTGTTTGTTAAGTGGGTTAATGATAAAGAGTTTCAAACAATTGAAGGGAATACTAGTTTTGGGAATGATAGTAATGGAGGAAATGTAATGAAACGTGTCAGAAAAAATAAAAACGTAATATTTGTTCATCCATGATTACTTTGAGTTTGATATGGAGTAATGTAAAAATATTTGCTGCCATAGTTTTAGTTATTGGAATCGTTTGGATTTATAAGGACAAAGAATTTTATAGAGCCGAAAATGTGCGTCAAAGTGAGAATGTAAGTTGGTTGAGAAAGTATGATAGTTTAAGATTTTCAAATCAAGTGTTGTCATCTAAAGAGATAGAGGAACATATTACATATAATGATCCTGAGCTGAAGAAAAAACTTGAAGCTGCAAATATAAAAATCAACAGAATTGAAAGTTTGGTGTCACAAACACTAAAATATCGTGATACATCAAAAAGAGAGACTGATATATCAGGATTAATTGATGCAATTAAAAATAGTATTCCGAAACAGCAATCGTGGATTGATACAACTGAATGTATGACAGTAAAAGGAATTGCTTTATTTGATGGTCAAAAGTTAAAAGTTGCAGTTACTGATCGTCAATTTAATAATAAATCGGACGGTGTTGTTTATTGGCAGCGCCGCCAATGGAAATTTTTAGGTATTAAAACCCGCCTTTTAGGTAAAAAAGAATTTACATCTACAAACTTTGACGAATGTGGAGAAAGCCGGATTATGAAAATTGAAAAGAAAAAATAGTTTTTTTTATTTAGTTGGTTAGTTGGAAAAGCGCTTCAGAAATGGATCGCTTTTTTTTTTGTTATGATTTAGGACAACTGCATATTGTAATCTGTAATAATTTTGTAGATAAATATTTTAGGTTATGACAGTAGAACAGGAATTGGAAGTTGATGCATATATACTTGTGAATTCTAAGCTGAAAGTTACTTCTAGAGGGTATAGAGCGCTTAAAATTTTGCTCGAGCATGGTAATTTATTGTATTGGTATCTAGGAAAAGATGATACCTTAGATTTGGCTAAAGTTTTAATTTATTTAAAATTTAGGTATGAACACGTTAGTGGTGGTTTGCAATTAAGAGAAAATAGTAAGCTTGATTTTTACTATTTGGTTATGTATCGAAAAAGAATAATTGTTAAAGCAAGATATGATCAAAAATATAGTCGAGTTGGAAAAGCTGAATTAGACGAAAATAAAATTGGCTGGGCTGAAAAAATAATTATAAATAGTAAAAAGAAAAATGAATAACCCCGCTAGTTGAAGCGGGGTTATGGTTTTAAAAATCAGGTGATTTTTCAAGTATTTGTTGTCGATTGACCTCTTTAATGATTTTTGCATATCTTAAAGTCATCATTTTGGAGGTATGACCATATAGTTCTCTAAGTGCATCAAGTTCTACACCTGCTAGAATTTTTTTATTTGCTCCAAGATGTTTAAGGGAATACATATCTACATTTATTTCTAATTGGTTTTTAATCAGTTTTCTCCATAATTTAGAAGCACAGTGTCGGCTTAATTTTCGTGGTCCTGGTACAAAGTCTAAATCTTTTTTAAGTCCTCTGTTTGAATACTCTCGATTTGATCCGAAAACGTAAAAGTTTTTATTCTGTTGTGATAAATTCATTTCTTCAAAATAAGCTTTTAAGAATTGATTTATTGGTACGATTCTTTCTATATTGGTTTTTGTTATTTCGGGCGGCAGAATGATCTGTGATTTGTTTAAATCTATCATTTTTATCTGAATATGTAAAAGTTCCTCAGGTCTGATTCCAGTGTGAAAAATTGAAATAATGTAGGGGTAGAAGCTTGGAAAATCTGAAAGTATTTTTTCTTTTATTAATTTTACTTCATCATCAGTAGCTGGAGTAAAAGCTGTTACTTCGCCAACTTTTAATGATTTTATACCATGTGCTGGGTTATTTTCTATTATATCCCACTGTGTTAGTTCTGAGAGAACTGCTTTTAAATATCCTAAGTTTTTGTTGAATGATTTATTTGACCATTTTCTCTGCTCCATTGTTTTTTCAATAAGGAGTTTAATATGTGCTCTTTTTGTGTCGCAAATAAGTAAGTTCTTTAGATTTGTGGACGGTAAAGCATTTTTGATAAACTTAACGGTGCTTTCGTAACCGCAAAATGTTTTTTTTTCTAAATATGCTGCTTTCTTTTCAAGTGCAAAATCTAGAGCTTCGCTGAAGGTCATTGATTTAAAATTATTAACTACATCGGGTATGTTTGGATTCCAGCCGTTTCTTAATTTGTCATGTAAGACGTCTCTAATTGAATTTGCTTCAATTAGCCTTTTTTTGTAATTATTAATGTAGTTAATTCCGAATTTGTAACGGAAAAGCTTTTGGTTGTATCTGAAATAGACAAACCACGGCTTAGAAAGATCGTCATATTTGACAATCTTTGGAGTTGAATAAATTGATTTCAT